CTAAAGTTATATTTACCTTTGGTTTTTAAATTCATCTGTACAACAATAGCCTGTGCATATGCCACAGCATGCGACTTTTTAAAGAAATAGGAGCCGTCTGTTGGCCGTGTCCATACTTCCTTTATTATGTCTGTCCACTCTTTGTGCATAAGGTGTCTTTTTGCTGGCCGGATTATTGCCAACACAGCCGCAAGTTGTTCTATTGTTTTTGGTTGTAGTTTGGACACTATGTTAAAATGGCCATTTAGGTGGAAAAGGTCATCCACAACTTTTTGATCTTCCAACATCTCCCAATCCGGTTCTTGTATCATAAGTTCTACGAGTTCTTGTTCTGATTTCACATCTTTGTAGATGTTTACGTTCAAACAGTCTATCTTGAAGTATCCTCGGTCCTCTGCAATTTTGTAATCAAGACTTGAATGACCTGTCACAGGATGTTCCGGAACGGCGTGGAAATAAACTCCTGTCTTGTGTTTTTCTGCTTTGCCATCTTTTATGATTGAAGCGGGTGTGTGCTTGAACAACTTCAACGTGTTATCTCTGTCGTAAAAATCTATGTCTACATCAGGCATTAGTGTACACTTCCTTTTTCTTTTTCATTGTGTTTGATAAACTCTTGTTTTGCTCCTGGTTGTAATAGTTCAACAATTTCAAGCATGGCCTTGTACCCATCACTTTGTTGTGTTTTCAAATCCATTTTTGGCAAGATAACTTTTCCAATAGATCCGTCTCGCTTAATAGTAATTGCAATATCACCGTCTTCGAATTCTAAGGTATCTGCAATCTGTAAATCAATTTTAGACAATTTTGGCCTCCCTTGCCGTGTCTTGCACCAGCATGTGATCAGCAGGATAGCTCTTCAACTTGCTTGGCCAGAAACTTGGATTTATAAATCTTTCAATCATTTGTAATTGTTCATCGTTAAATGATTTTAACATTCTTTTCCCTGCACTGCAACCTAACAGCAACCACGGACTTATCTTTCCTTGTTGGATGTGTTGCACCGCTCTGTTTGTGTTTACAAGTCGGAAGTAGTCGCTCCATTGTGCATTCTGTTCTGTTGCCCAGTCCATCATTGTCGCTATGCTTCTTTGTAGTGCGGCCTCAACAGGTTCTGACTTTAATGTTTCTATGAGATATAATTCGTACAAGTCGTCTCTTGACCAATGATCTAATTTTACTTTTGATTGCAAAACATAATCTATGTATTTGTCTGGATACAAGGGATTGATATGCATAATGTATCTACCAAACTTAACGAACGCATTGTAGTATGCACTTTTCACAAAGTCGTCATACGTCTTTGGCTTTGAATTATGTTGATGTATCTGATAGAATCTTTGGAACACCATGAACGCATTTACAACCCACTTCTCATCTCGTTGTAGATATCTACGTTTTGGTTCACATAAGTGTACTTGCAGTGTCCTTGCTTTTGCAAACTCTTTGCCACAGTAAGTGCATTTATTGGTCGATGCCATGTGCTTCCATTAGTTCCTCTAGTTCTCTATCTGTTATTACTTTATCTAATGTCTCAAGATCAGATTCTTTCCATGTTGGATATATTTGTTGCAGTTTTTTTAAACTTTTGTTTGGTACACGCTTCATTGGTTTTATCCATGGGTGGAACTGTTGTTGCAGTGATCCACACATAGCAGTCAATATCCATAATAATTTTTTGTGTTTGCCTAACGTAAAGCAGTGTTTGTTTACACACTCATTGACCATCTCTACGTAGTGTTCGACGTAAAATTGATCCTTAGACGATGTGCTTGACACGTATCTCATCAGCATGTAAGGTGAGTACAAAGATTGCTCTTTGTTGTCTATCCTGTCAAAGTAGTCCTTGTTCCTAAAGTCTACTGCTTTGAGTCCGTTTCTTAGATCAAAGAATTTTCTATTTTTTTCTGCCGGCATATTTTAATCCAAACATTGTACATTCCTTTGCAGTTACAAATGTTAATTTTATTTTCTTTTGCAGGTGATTCATACCTGAAAGTTGTAACTTATGTTTCTTTATAAAATCAAAAAAATCGTGCATCCAATCTTCGTCCATCCACACAGCAATTTTGTTGCTGGTTATCATGACGGGGGCATCTATTGTGATTGTTTTCCTACCAGACTGAGCCATAGTCCACCTGTTCGCACTGTCTCGATATATCCTTTACAAAGTAGGCACACATTGGTTTTGGACCGTTTGTCAAAGGCACTGCCAACATCTGTCCTGACTTTATTTTTGGAAAGTACCATTTTACTTCTGTGTATATGTCAACGACGTCTATTGGTATAAAATCTGGCTTAGGACTAGACAAAGGATTGAAAGTAAAAGCGTCAAAGCCTCTATCGTTCAAACTAGTGATTGGTAACACATGCATTTCTGATTGTCCCTGTTCACCTATTAGCATCTTCCAGTCTAGTGGCATTTTGATCTTGTGCCTACCAATCTCAAGTACGGCCGCCGGTGCGTTGAAACTCTCAAGGAATATCAAAGGTATGTAAAAGAAATCAGGATTTGCAGGATCAGAATTGTCAAGCACTGCAAAACGCAGTTTCTCATCAACCCATTCCGGTACTTTTTCCAGAGTGTATGTTCTGTTATCTAATGTAAGGATTTTCATAATTAATCTTTTCTATATTATACGGGTAATTGGCCTCTTTGTAAAACTTTTTCCTTGCCCCCAAGTGTCTTTTTGCAAACTTGCAACTACTGGTAATGTCCCAAATCTGAACACTGTCTTTGTCTTCTGCTTTCCTTATTCCACGTCCTATGCTTTGTATCACACGCACGAATGATTTTCCTGGTTCTATGAGAACAAGATTAAAAATCCTAGGAATATTAATACCAACAGCGGCAACTCCATATGTGGCGATAATAACTTTATTTGTTGCAGTAGATATTTCATCATATTGTTCCTTTCTGTCTGTGTTTTTAGTTGCTCCGGATACAAACACGGCATCCTTAATTTTCTTTTCTAGAATTTCACCTGCTGATATCCTGTCGACTAGTATCAGTGTGTTTCCAGATGTTGCTATGTCTTGGATAGTTTTTGCCACCCAAGTCATTCTCGTTGGATCTGTTGTAAGCCATTTTAACTCTTCTCCGTACGTCTTAAACTGTGGATGGTCCTGTGTTTGTAAAACATTTACGTGGCAGTTTGCCAACACACCTTTATCTTGTAGTTCACTGGCCTTTATCCTGTTTGAAACCTCACCTATACTGCATTTTAGTCCCATGAATTCGTAATCTGCTTTGGGTACTGTACCTGTTAGTCCCCAACGTATACCACAGTGTGCAAACGGTCCTGTCAACAATCTCTTGAGTACATCTGCTTTGGCCATGTGGACCTCATCAATAATTACTGTGTTTATTCCTTGTATGGCTTCTAAAAAATCTGTGGTGTGTTCATCTTTGCTTTTCTTTTCTAAAACATTTAGTGATTGCCATGTTGCTATTGTGTTGAAACGTCCCAGTTCCTTCCTGTCTCCATAGTATACACCAACATCTAAATTACAAGCAAGGAAGTCTTCTTCGGTCTGTGTCACAAGACTTTTGTTTGGTACAATGGTTAGCGTTCTGCCATATGGCTCGACTAACTGGCACAGTGCCGCTGTGATTATGGTCTTACCTGCACCTGTGGCTATCTCTTGTATGCTTTGTGGATGTTCGATAAATTTGTTTATTGTCTCTACTTGATAATCTCTTAATTCGATTGGTTGTCCCGCCGCCGGATGATTCTCTGGCCATCTTATATGCGATAGGTAATTTTTGTCTACTGCTTTGAATTCAAAGTCGTGCTGTTTTCTTTTGTCTTCAACATCTATGTACACCCCGCCTTCGTCTAGTATTGGAATGATCTGGTCAACAAGATTTAGATATGTGGTGCCGCCCAACCCAAAGAAACTGATCTTACCATCCCATCTACCTAACTTGACTGCCGGCAGATGCCTCGCATATGGAATCTCATATTTGAATTTATTGGACAGTCGCTTTCGCCATTCAAGGCTTAG